CCACGCGGATCCTCTGGAAAGTACGTCTGCGAAGATTGGCAAGTATCTATGAGGGCCTGTAATTTCAATACAATCACTGCTAAGTTTCAACAGGTCTTTGAACCCTAGACTTGAACCATGACCGTTCCATTCTCAGATCTCCAGGCAGTAGCCCCCAGCTCTGTGATCGAGCTGTTCGAGCTGGAGCTTAACGAGAAGCAACATGGCGCGACCGACATCTACCGCTTTCACGCTGGCTCAAACCTCAACGCCAACGGCGAGCTTGTTTGGGCAGGTAACACCTACCTGCGGTATCCGGTTGAAGCCGAGGGTTTTGAGTACAACGGCAAGGGCACGCTTCCGCGTCCAAAACTGCGTGTGTCCAACATTATGGGCACCATCACAGCCCTACTCCTGACACTGCCAAGCGGAATCGAAGGTGCCAAAGTTACACGCATCCGCACCCTGGCCCGCTACATCGATGCCGTAAACTTCCCCGGCAATGTCAACCCCTACGGCACACCGGACAGCACCGTTGCCTTTCCTCCCGAAATCTATTACATCGATCGGCGCTCATCGGAAACCCGCGACGTAGTTGAGTTTGAACTCGCATCGAGTTTTGACCTCGTTGGTGTAAGAGGCCCTAAGCGGCAGTGCATCAGCTCGATCTGTCAGTGGGAGTACAGGTCCGCCGAGTGCAGCTGGGTGCCTATGACCAGCACCACCGCCACCTACAGCAGAACAGGCACCACCCTGACCGTAAGCAAGACAAACCATGGTCTTGCCACTGGTGCGCAGATCTACTTAGTAATTACGAGCGGGGCAGCTCTAAGTGGGTCGTACGCAATCCTTACTTCCGCAACCAATAGTTTTACTGTTACTACAGCAGCTTCAGGATCCACAAGCGGTAACGTCACGCTTACGCAGTGGTACGACACGACTGATACATACCAGACAACAGCCAGTGCTGATGTGTGTAGCAAACGTCTTGACAGTTGCAAGATTCGCTTTGGTGCAACGAACCAGCTGCCGTTTGGCTCCTTCCCAGGTGTGGGCGGGGCCTACGCATGACCTGGCAAGAGGCAGCGACTGAGCACGCACTAGCCGAAGACCCTCGAGAGTCCTGTGGGCTTGTTGTAGTCATTAAGGGCCGTGAACGGTACTGGCCGTGCAAAAACCTCGCTGTCGATGCTGACCAGTTCATCCTTGATCCCGCAGACTACGAGGCTGCCGAGGACGCTGGAGAGGTGACTGCGGTCGTACATAGCCACCCAAACAGTCCTGCCGTTCCAAGTCAGGCAGATCTAATGGCTATGGAACGGGGGGATCTACCCTGGTGGATCATCAACCCAAAGCTCGGTGCGATCGGTGGCCCGTTTAGCCCCAGCGGATACAAAGCCCCACTCATCGGACGCCCCTGGGTATGGGGCATCAGCGATTGCTGGACCCTGGTGCGTGACTGGTACGCCGAGGAAGGAATAGACCTCATCGACTTTGAGCGCCCCCTAACACCCTCGGAATTCAACGACTCCCCGCTCTTTGACAGGTCCTGGACCCTAACCGGCTTCCGCGAACTGACTGAGGACGAAGAGCTTGAAAAGGGAGACGCCCTACTTATGAGCATCAGCAGCACCGGCTTGAATCACGTCGGCGTCTACCTGGGTGACCAGCTGATCCTGCATCACTTACGAGATCGGCTCAGCAGCCGTGATCTCTATGGCGGATGGCTCCTAAAATGCACTGGGAGGAGGTTGCGTCATGCTTCGCAAGATTAAGCTCTACGGTCGCCTTGCTAAGTTCGTAGGAAAGCGCGTTCTCCACGCTGACGTAAGCAGCGCAGCTGAGGCTATACGCTTTCTCATCACCAATTGGCCTCACCTCGAGGCCCACATGGCTGACCAGTACTACCGCGTAAGCCTCGATACCGAAGACATCGCCTCAGACGACCTGCACAACCCTATCGGCCAAGAAACAATCAAGATCACTCCTGTTCTTGCAGGCGCTGGTGCGGTCGGTCGAATCATTGCTGGAGTGGCATTGATTGCCCTATCTTTTGTACCTGGACTTCAGGGAGCTGCTTTGTTCGGCAGCAAGATCATGGCTGGTACGGTTTTATTCGGAATCGGTACATCCTTAGCGCTTGGCGGAGTAGCACAACTGCTTAGCCCCGTACCACAGATGCCAACTGGCATGGATAGTCAGCAAGACCCTCGCAAGACATACAGCTTTAGCGGAATTCAGAATACCAGTCGACAGGGGATTCCAGTTCCTGTCTGCTATGGAGAGACTATGGTTGGGTCTATCGTTATTTCCGCAGGTATCGACACCGTACAGGTGACCGCATAATGAGCGCCACTAAAGTCGATACGGATTCTGTCGAATCTAGCTTCGCAGTGGTGCTGCGGGGTAGTGGCGGCGGAGGTGGCGGTAAGGACGGGGGCGGGCAGCAGCGTACACCGACCACAGCCCCGGACAGCCTTGAATCCACCCAGTACGCACTGCTGGTTGACCTCATCTCTGAGGGAGAGATTGAGGGACTGAAGAACGGACATAAGTCAATCTTTATCAATAATACCCCCTTACAAAATGCGGACAATAGTTACAACTTTCAAAATGTCTCAGTTTTTACGCGCAACGGTACACAGACCCAGGACTACATCCCTGTAACGGCTGACGTATCGAATGAGCTATCCGTTGGCGTTGTCGTTCAGAAGGCAGTCCCGGTAGTACGCTCCATCACAAGTACATCCGTAAACGCCGTCCGTGTCACAATCACAGTACCCAGCCTACAACTTATTACAGATGAAGGTGACATAAACGGTGCAAGCGTAGCTCTAAAGATTTCAGTTCAGTATAATGGAGGTGGCTACACTGACGTAGTTACCGACACCATCACTGGGCGTACAAGCGATCAGTATCAGCGAGATTATCTTGTCAATCTCACTGGAGCGTTCCCAGTAGACATCAAGGTTACTCGTGTAACTAATGACAGCGCTAACCCTAAGCTTAGTAACGCATTTAACTGGTCAAGTTATACAGAATTAACGTACGCAAAACTAAGGTATCCTAATAGCGCATTGGTAGCAATGCGTGTAGATGCTGAGCAGTTCAGCAACATTCCCGAGCGTACATACCTGATTCGCGGCATCAAGATTGCGATTCCTAGTAACGCTACAGTAGATAGCGCTACTGGCCGCCTTATCTACGCTGGTGTATGGAACGGTACGTTTGGCTCAGCCCAATGGTGTAGTGATCCTGCCTGGATCTTATTCGATTTTTTGACGTCAAAAAGGTACGGATTCGGTGACCATATCAGCGCCGCCCAGCTAGATAAGTGGGCTTTCTACGCTGCATCTCAGTATTGCTCCGCGCTAGTTCCCACGGGTATTGGAGCCGCAACAGAACCTCGCTTTAGCTGCAATGTAAACATTCAAACGGCACAGGAAGCCTACAAGCTAATCAATGACTTGTGCTCAGTCTTCCGTTCCATGCCCTTCTGGAGCACTGGAGCACTTACTGTTTCACAGGATAAGCCTGCCGACCCATCGTTCCTGTTCACACTCGCCAACGTAGGCGAAGAAGGTTTCACCTACAGCAATAGCAGCCAAAAAACCAGGCCAACGGTCGCTGTAGTTAGCTACCTAAACCTAGACACACGCGACACGGCCTATGAGGTCGTAGAAGATCAAGATGCCGTGGCTCGCTACGGCGTAGTCACCACCCAGATCGAGGCATTCGCATGCACCAGTAGAGGGCAGGCCCACCGCGTTGGCAAGTGGCTGCTCTACACGGAACAGCAAGAAGGTGAAGTAATCACATTCACCACATCACTCGACGCTGGTGTAATTGTTCGTCCGGGCCAGGTAATCAGTGTCTCGGACCCTATGCGAGCGGGGGTTCGCCGAGGTGGCCGCATCAGCTCAGCAACAACCACCGTCATCACGCTGGATGACACAACAGGCCTCACAATGGCTGGTGCGCCAACCATCTCAGTAATCCTCCCCACTGGAGTGGTTGAGACGCGCTCAGTCAGTGCTGTAACTGGAAATACGATTACTGTTTCCTCCGCATTCTCAGTAGCGCCCAACAGCAACAGCATCTGGACCTACCAGACAAACGACCTAGTCACCTCTACCTGGCGCGTTCTCAGCGTGGCTGAGCAGGATGACTGCATCTACCAAGTCTCAGCACTTAGCTACAACTCATCGAAATATGATTACATCGAGAACAATTCAACGCTGCAGACCTTCAATACCTCAAACCTCAACGCAATCCCTGCAGCTCCCACAAACCTCACCTTCACCGAAGCGCTGTACACCTATCAAAGCCAGGTCCGCGCCAAAGTCCTAGCCAGCTGGAAACCCGTCGTCGGCATCAACATCTATGAGGTGCGCTGGCGCAAGGACAACAACAACTGGACGGTGATC